AAACATTTAAAGAAGGTGGAACCATGAAAAAGATGAACCCAGGCATGATGGCTATGATGGCTAAAAAGAAGACAATGAAAATGGCTGATGGTGGCATGCCAATGGTTATGAAAGACGGTCAAAAAGTTCCAGCATTTGCTGCTGACGGCAAAGGCAAGATGGCTAAAGGCGGTATGGCTCATTCAGATATGGCTAAAGACAAGCCAATGATGAAGAAAGTAGCAGCTAAAGCTGTTAAGGGTCACGAGAAGAAACTACACGGTATGGCTAAAGGTGGTCTGTCTTCTGGACATAAAGCCGCTGACGGTGTTGCTACCAAAGGCAAAACCAAAGGCACCATGATTAAAATGAGATCAGGCGGGAAGGCTTGCTAACATGCGTTCCTACAGACAGCCGACTGAAAAAGAAGCAAAAAAGCTTGAAGAAGCTCGTAAAAAAACTGTAGAAGGTATTGAAGGGGAGAAAGACATTTTCTCTAAAATTTCTACGACTATGGCTAAATCAGCTCGGGATGATATAAAAACTGGGAAGGCTATGCGGGAGTCTGTACCTGCATCCGCCCGTGAAGGCGAGGCTTATAATCAAGCTGGTTTTAACAAAGGTGGGCTTAATAAAGTTAACCCTGTTCCTTCTGTTCCAGCAACACCTGCTAAACAGAATCCTAATCCTACTAATAACGCCCGTAAGAAACCTATTGAACCAGGATTTCAATCAATTCTTGATAAATACACAAGTGACAAACCTGATAATCATAGAACTGGTGGCAAAGTATCCTCAGCTTCTAAACGTGCCGATGGTTGCGCTATTCGTGGGAAGACAAGAGCATGAGAGCCAGTCGTGGCATGGGTGCCATTAGTCCTTCTAAAATGCCAAAGGCTAAAAAGAAAGCCCGTAGAGATGATACCGACTTTACGCAGTATAAAGAAGGCGGTACGGTTAATAAAGCTGGTAACTATACCAAACCTAGTCTTCGTAAACGGATTGTTTCTCAAGTTAAGGCAGCTGCAACACACGGTACTGGCGCAGGTCAGTGGTCGGCCCGTAAAGCGCAATTAGTGGCTAAGAAATACAAAGCTGCAGGTGGAGGTTATCGTGATTAAATGGTTCTGGAGATTACTCAATGACACTAGCAAAACCCCAACGGAGCCTCAAAGCATGGGGCGACCAGAAGTGGACAACCAAGTCGGGGAAAAAGTCGTCCGAAACAGGCGAGCGGTACCTGCCAAAAAAAGCAATCCAAGCCCTAAGCCCGCAGGAGTACGCAGCAACGACACGAGCAAAACGAGCAGGAAAAGCACAGGGGCAGCAGTTCGTGCCGCAGCCCAAAAAGGTAAAAGCAAAAGTAAAACCATATAGAAAGGTGTAAAAATGATTACGTTTAAATTAGAAGATAAAGCAGCAGAAGCGATGATGGCAGTACTTAATGCCGGTAATTCAAATGCTTCTTTTGTTGAGGAGTTAAATACTCAGTATATTGAGCAGACTCAAGTGGACACAATAGTAGCCCCAGAGCCAGAGCCAGAAGTTGAAGAAGAGGTTGTAGCGGAAGCCGAACCAGAAGTAGAGCCAGAAGTTGAGTCAGAGGAAGAGTAATGGCTACATCAGGCACCACTGCGTTTAATCTAGACTTAAATAGCCTTGTTGAAGAGGCTTTTGAGCGTTGTGGTTCGCAGTTACGGTCTGGATATGATTTAAAAACTGCACGTAGAAGCCTTAATTTGTTAACTATTGAATGGGCTAATCGTGGTATTAACCTGTGGACTATTGAACAAGGTCAGGTTAATTTAGTTACTGGGCAAGGTTTGTATCCTATTGACAACGACACTATTGACCTTTTGGATTCAGTTATTAGGCAAAATAATGGTTCAGCAAGCAATCAAGTTGATATTAATATTAGCCGTATTTCTGAATCTACTTATTTAACAATACCCAATAAGCTAACTACTGGCAGACCAATTCAAGTTTTTATCAGCCGACAATCTGCTCAAAGTAATACTACTACTGTAACTTTATCGGCTGGTATTAGCGCTACTGACACCTCTATTACCGTAAGTAATGCAAGTCAGTTAGCTAGTAGCGGTTTTATTAAAATTGGTACAGAAACTATTAGTTACACAAACGTAGTAGGAAATATCCTTACTAATTGTTATCGTGGGCAAAACGGAACAACCGCTGCAGCACATTTAATTAATGCCGTTGTGTCTGTACAAAACCTTAATGCCATTTATGTTTGGCCTACCCCCGATGCTGGTGGCGGCCCGTATACCTTTGTTTACTGGCGTTTAAGACGTATACAAGACGCCGGAAACGGCGCAACAGAGCAAGACATACCTTTCCGTCTACTGCCTTGTATGGTAGCGGGATTAGCATTTTATTTGGCTCAGAAGGTTCCAGAAGGGCAGGCACGGATAGCGTTCTTAAAAACAGAATATGAAGAACAATGGTTAATGGCATCTACAGAAGATAGGGAGAAAGCTCCGTCTAGATTCGTGCCAAGGACTACTTTCTATGCCTAATAAGTTTAGTAGTGGCAAGTTTGCAATTGCTGAATGTGACCGCTGTGGTCAACGTTACATGCTTAAACAGCTTAAAAAGTTGGTTGTAAAGCAACAGATTAAAAATATTTTGGTTTGTCCTGAGTGTTGGGAACCCGATCAGCCGCAGTTGTCTTTGGGTATGTATCCAGTTGATGACCCACAAGCTGTTCGAAACCCAAGACCGGATATAAGTTATGCAGCATCAGGTAGTAGTGGTTTACAGATTAATGGTACCAACGATACAACCGAAAATGGAGTAGGCTATCAAGAGGGTGGTAGTAGGATTTTCCAATGGGGCTGGAATCCTGTTGGCGGGGCAAGTAGCTTTGATACGGTTCTAACGCCAAACTACTTGATTGCGGTAGGGCAAGTAGGTACAGTAACAATAACAACATAGGAGTTTAAAATGTATAAATCAGGTGCAGACGGTGTTGCTAAAAAAGGCAAAACCGAAGGTAAAAATTTAGGCGACAGCGGTCCAAAATCCGCTGCATTAAAAGGCGCTATCAAGAAAGGCGGCGTTAGCTCTATGGCTATGAAAGACGTTGGTCGCAATCTTGCTAGAGTAGCAAATCAGAAAAAATCTGGAAGGGGTCGATAATGGTTACGTTTTCTAAAAAGGTAATGGGTAAAGAAGTTGGCGATGCCAAAGTCTATGCCGAGCCGCATGACATGAAAGGAAAAGTCGTGGACCATAAAGAACCAAGCACTATTAAAAGTGACCCAAATAAGCTACGTGCCGACCAAGTAACAAACAAAACAGGCGCTATGCGTGTCAGTATGGGCGACCCAAACCGCAATGACGTTAAAACAACTGGTATCAAAATGCGTGGCGCAGGCGCAGCTACTAAAGGTGTAATGTCCCGTGGACCAATGGCTTAAGGGTTAACCCTAATGAACTATACCGAACTTGTTGCGGCTATTGAAGCCTACGCTGAAAACTACGATACCTCTACTGGGGGTTTCGAAGACAATATCCCTGTCTTTGTTCAAAATGCAGAGCAGCGTATATACAACACAGTTCAGTTACCTTCACTACGCAAGAACGTAACAGGCACTTTTACTTCGGGTAATAAGTATTTATCAGCCCCATTGGACTATCTTTCTAGTTACTCTTTGGCTGTAATTAACGCAGACGGTAGCTACACATACTTGTTAAACAAAGACGTAAACTTCATTCGTGAGGCATACCCCACCCCTACGGATACAGGCACTCCCTATTACTATGCTTTGTTTGGACCGCAATATACGTTAACAAACGAACTAAGTTTTATTGTAGGTCCAACACCTGACGCTTCCTATGCAGTAGAACTGCACTATTTCTTTTACCCAGAATCAATTGTTACTGCTAGTACTACTTGGCTAGGTGATAACTTTGAATCCGCTCTTTTATACGGCTCTTTATTAGAGGCAGGTACATTTATGAAGTCAGACCCAGACATTATGGGTGTGTATAAGCAACGCTATGATGAAGCAATGGGACTCCTTAAACGCCTTGGAGACGGTATGGAACGTGGTGATGCATACCGTGACGGTCAAACTAAGCTAAATACCAACCTTAAAGGTAATGTGGTCGCATGACAATTCAACAAGGACAAACCACGGTATTTAAGAAAAACTGCTTAAGCGGTTTGGAGAACTTTGCTACTGGGACTTCCTATGTTTACAAAATTGCCTTATATACGGCTAATGCGGATCTATCATATTCAACGCTTACATACACGACTTCTGATGAAATCAGCGGAACGGGCTATACGGCAGGGGGTCAAACGCTCACTCCAATAGTCCCTGCTTCTAGCGGTCAAACAGCTTATGTATCCTTTAATAATGTGACTTGGACGGGCGCTAGTTTTACCTGTAGAGGGGCGTTAATTTACAATAGCACTACTAGTGCGGCTGTAGCGGTACTTGATTTTGGTAACGATA